ATCCTTCTCGCAATATCTTTTACTATAGGCATTTGCGAAGCAACTGTGCCAACAGCGGTTTGCACTAATCCTTGACCTATATTTGTAGGTATAACTCCCTGGATTTCTTTCGCTATAGTTTGTATGCCTGTCGGTGATTTTCCAGAGCCTCCGTTTGAGCCACCAGATAGTTCGGCCATTCTTTGGTTAAAGGCAGTAGTGTCTTTGTCTAATTGAAATTGCTGATAAGCTAAATCCATGTCTCTTAATTTATTACCTTGCTCTGTATCAGCCAATTTAGTTTTAAAAGCTATGTCTTTGTCGGATAACTCTCGTTGAAATCCTCGTCCTTTTTCAGCTTCACCTAATTGAGCATCACGACCTAGTCTTGCCTGTTCAGCAGCAAAGCCTTGAGCTTGTTGTGTTTGCTCAGACTGGAATGCACGACCTATATCGCCTTCACCGGATTGAAGTTGTTGACCGCCAATATCTGTCATTGCCTGTCTTTGTTGAGCTAACCCATGGTCTCTAGCTGTTTGCTCAGCAGCAAGAGCCGCACCAGTATTACCAGCGCCCATAGATGTAAACCTACGCTGTAAAGCTCCTACGTTACCCTCGGTTTCTCCTTGGATTTGGCCTTGGGCTTGCTCTCCACGTTGCTTGAAATATTGTTGTCTCTGGCCTTGTAAATCTGCAAGTGTTGGCATGTTATCTTTGTCCCTTCAAATTATATGTGAAATTAATCCAATGAATTTTAAATCTTTGGTTAGCAGTATTCTGATTTGAAAATTTAAATTGAATACGCTTACCTCTACTAGTACCTAGTGCAAATAATAAATCTTTTTGATAATTACCACCGCCCCAAACATCAGTACCCCAAACCATTGAGCCCCAAGTTTCATTCATAGGATCAAGATTTATAGTATTATTGCTGCCTGTACCTTTATCCGAATCATTCTTTACAGAAATGTTCATGAAATAAGTACCGGCTAAATCATAAAGCATATTTATGAATCTAAAATCTTTAAAATATGAATCGTGACCTTTTAATCCTGCAAACTCTTTAGTCCAGATATATGAATTAATTGCCGTACCATCATCAGCATAAACACCGATATCTTGTTTATAAATAAAACCAGTAGCAGTACTAGTGCCATAATAAAGACTGCCTGCATAGATAGCGAACTGAGCTACATTCAGCCCCGTCCATGGAGCCCAAGCTTCCTGGTTTCTTTTTGTCTGCCTGGTAATCGAAAAATCCATGATATATACTCTGTTGTTTGTCGTACTACCTGATACTTTAGTCATAGCGATATAGGCTATGTTTTTAAATACTATAGAGCTGATATTACCGACATACGCCTCTTGAATATCGAACATTTCAGGTTCAATCGGATCAGACTTTAATTCTGAGGCCACACTTGAATTCGATAGCAGACTTTGTGAAGGAGAAACAGTGTCACCCTCAATTGCCGCGATACCGACAAACTTGTCATTTTGCATAGCAGGGAACGCCACTTTATTATTGTAAACAAAATTACCAAACGGTGATCTTGATGTATAAGCAGACTTTGATTTTAAAATAGACCAATTTGAAGGAGTAGCATCTTGCATATAAACTATATAAACATTTCGATCACAGAATATTAATAGCTCATCATTTTGCACTTCAAATGATTTAACAAGATCAGTTGAGCCATCACCAACAATAATGAAGTTTGTACTCGCTACAGTATAAGGTTCATTCAGATCTGTATACCAGACAAAATTAGGGTTATCGGCATCGTTCATAAATAATCTATTTTTATGATATATGATCGTAGAATATTTAGGCGGCAATCCCTTTTCAGTCGGAGCCGTAGCGCCTAGATTAGCGTCTGCTATGTTGTCATTATAAGTTGTGGTCGTGTTATCTGAAATAGTGGCTACAAGTTTAAAGGTAGTACCACCGGCGACAGTTCTATATATTTTTCTGCTAGCTACACCATAACTTTGCGGTGCGACTGGAATACTTGAAATATTTATTATTTTTGTAGCAACGGTAAATGTAGTTGATGCAGTACTTGGATTTCCCTCAACAAGAGCGCTATTTACAAATGTGAATTTATAATTATAATCGCCATTAGGAATCCCAGCACCGTTAGAATTAAACGAAGCCGTCTGGCCCATTTGATTAACTCCATGCCAGGTAAAAGCCACTCCATTATACTTATAAGGATTAACCCCTCCATTACCAAAATAAATATGATTTTCCATTTGAGCTGCACCAACACGCACCCCCGCTGTAAATACGCTCTGAGCACTTGGTATTGTTACAAGACTTGTGCCGTCTAAAGTATATCCATTGCCATGAAAAAAAGCTACCATAGTCTCGACTGAGTTATTACCACGCCTGGTATATAAACCGTCGCAAATAAATGATCCGACCGAAGCGGTATTTACTTTTCTAAAACCGTCTCTAGTGCCTGCACCACCATCTTGAAAAACCACGTTGAGCAAATCAGGGCTCTCACTCTCTTGAATGAGGGTAGGTTGAAATTTAGAATTCATTCCACCGTCTAGTAAATTTCTACCATTAGGTGGGAATATAGTTTTAAACTTACTCATTAAACTATCCCCAAATATCCTTCGACCATTGAATCCTCATCTTGAACTGAAGCAAAACTATCGCCTCGTAGGCGTTTTTTCTGCCATTTCTTAATACTATCTTTTGCTTCTGCCCATTTATTTGCATAATATTTCGCTGCTTCAAAGTTCGAATCTTTTGCTGCCATTTCACTCACAATATAATCGAGCAAATCCATGTGAAATTGTAATGGGATCTCTAGACTAGAGGATATTGTAAGTTTTTGTGGCTCATTAAAAGTATAGATCTTAAGCGTTGCCACGTCTGTAGGTATCGGTCTTAAATAAATAGTCTCGTTCCATTGATAGTAATATTGAGGCGTACCTGTCGAAGTTGTCGCTTGATTAAGACCAGTAATTGAATCGTCTTCTCTAAACGTAATAGGCTTTAATTTTTTGCCATTATAGGTAATTCTTTTTATTGAAATTGTACTGCTAGGAAATGAATACTCTTGTTGCGAAGCTACAGTAGCAGTCGTGTATACACGCTCAATTACATTGCACTCTCTTGTTAGATCAAGACATGCATCCCACATCAAATCTAGAATTTCTTCTTGCGAATAAAATGAATCACCGATCGAATTATATCTATTTCTAGCCGAGGTCTCTATTTCTGTAGGTGTCATCTATTAACTCCATGTAGTGCTAGCAATGGCTTGGCAGGTATAAGAAGTTGTTTGTGCCGAGCCACAACTAAAGGACGTAATTATTCTGTTTTCATTTTCGGTAACGCCTGGAGGAAACACGTACTCCCAAACGTTCTGTGATAGCTTTTCGCTAGATAAGTCTTCGGACATTGTTAAATCATTTGATATAAACTTATTTGCATCATTTATTATGGTTGAATCAATAGTTAGCGTACCTATTTCTAAATAATGAATAACATCATTTATAATTATAGTATCTTGGGTAACACTGTTTGCAATAAGTTTTTGTATATCATGAACGAGAGTAAATCCTCCTTCGCTCCAGACACTAGTACCCCATACCATTGTGTAAAACACTCCGTTGACATCACCCCATTTAGTAGATGGCCCTTGACCGAATAATCTAACACCATTAGTTATGGTGATGGTAAAGTCAGCCATTGTACTCCTAAGATAGGGTTAATTGACAGATTACCGTGAGGGTATCATTTGTACCCTTGTTTATAACTGACTCCGTATCCCTGGCTATTAACGTGCCGACACTATTACTAGATAAAAGTCCGTATTCGGTAATTGCACCAGTTCCGCTGCCAGTCGCAAAGGTAGCTTTAACTTGAAATATCTGACCAGAAATATAACTTGCTGTCCCTGTAGACCTAGAAACTTCCGTACCAAGAGCGATATCAGAAGCACTTTCTGCTGTGGCATTAGTGCCGATCGCAATATACTTACCTGTAAAGGTAGATGCAGCAGCTACGGCACTATTTAAAAATGAAGCCATGAATTCTTTTCCAACAGTGGTTACAACATTGTATCCACTCATTTGTTGTTTTAGTTCGCCGTTCGGTCCATAAAGATAAACAAACCATTCACCCTTCATTTTTACTTTATCCATTTTACCCTCTTTTTGATTTCTTATTTATTTCTTGGTCAAGAGTCTCATCTTTAATAAGTAAATGAGAAAAATTAGATTTCATGTACTCATCTAATAAGTTTTTATCAGCAAATTCTTTGCCGTCTACATGACAAACATAAACTTTTTTACTATCGTCTATCGCTTTATTGTTAGCCTCTGGCCCGGCTTCAATCTTAATCATCTTGTAGCTAGCAGGATCTTGAACACCCATGGCATTATCCCTTATCGGGAAATATTGCCCTCTGAATTGCACAGCATCCTCATAGTCCATTAGAATAAATTCGCCAACAGGGATAACCAAATCCTCACCTTTAAATTTTTCTTTATGAGTCAAACCATCTTTGTGAATATTATAAACTCTCCATTTACCTGTCATTTTTTCTCCATTTGTTAATCATTTGTTAAAATTTAAATCAATCCTCCACCCAGTCTATCGAGCAAGTAGCATCGGTGGTAGTGGATGTCGTCAATATACATACAGAAACAATATCGTTAGCCTCCA